GATCAGAATAAGGTTCAAATGAATCCCTGGTTTGATCTTTATGATCAAGATGGGGAACACTTGGATATTGTTCTTTATGATATCTATGAAGCTATGGACATAGCCAAGAATATACTTATTGATATGCAAAGGAAAGATTATGACGAGAGACATTAGACACGGAGATATCCATAGAAAAGAACATCACTTTATTGTAAAAGCATGGCTTGATAAAGATGACAAAATCAACTTTGATTTAGACATGGAAAATGTTGAGGTGTTTTATCCAACCCCAGTTTTCAATATGGGTACTGGTGAATGGGTGAAATTAGATAACGATAAGATCATGGAACAAGATACAAGAATGTTACAACTACTACAAGAAAGATTGAGTATTAATAATGGCAACTAGAAAAGCAGCAGTAAAAGTAGATAAAAGAACAGAGCAAGAGCAATTGATTCAAGGAGCGATTAACGGAAATTATAGCTTATTGATTCCATGCAAAGATGCGCAATTTGTTTATGTAAGAAACCCAATTACAGGTAAAATTTCTCACTTTGAAACTAATAAGCCTGAGTTTGTTTCTTACATTAAGGAACTAGCCGATCTTGGGTTGAACGATAAGTTGGAGAAAGACTTCATTGATTTGGGTGCACTCAATGATATGAAATGGCTCCAGGTTTTGGATTTCCTAAGAGTGCAGGAAGCGTTGATGTTTTAATATGACAACAGTAAAAGAAGCGATCAAGATGCTAAATGATTATTTAGACCAAGATGAAGAAATTTGCATTGCATGGTGGGCTAAGGAATTGTTTGAAGGTGCATATGACAAAGACATAAAAGAAGAAGCTTGGGGAAAGGTTGTATCAGAGTTTGATGATATGACTGTGTATCCTCAAGAATTAATATATAACCAAATAGTACAAATCATAGATAACAATGAAGGATGGATTGGAAATGAATAAGCAAAATATGCAAAGATTGATTGATGCAATCAAGTTTGATGGACAAAAGAAATTTAATATGCAATTGTTCATTGGCAAACTTGAGAGTGAGTATCAAATTAAAGAAGTATTTGAGCATGGTGAATTAGCTAGTATTTATAAGCCAACTCGGGTTAGTTATATTAAAGAGGGTACAAGTATGTTTAATTGTACTTCAATGGGTTGTATTGCAGGTTTTGCTTCAGCTTTGGCTAATGACTGGAAAGCACCTAATTGGTTAGCAGAAGATAATGCTTCAGGACATGTAGGCATGTTTGAAAAAGAAGCAAATGAATTTCTTGGGCTTGCATATGAAGAAGGAAGAAACCTTTACTTTGCAGATTCCAAAAGCATTTGGAAATGGTTGCAGTATGTAGAGGAAGCTAGGTATCCAGAATTGTCATTGGAAGATTATAATTCAATAGATGATGCTTACGATGAAGGTGATATGCAATGGTGGGATGATGATTTGTATGCAGATTTCAGTAGCGTTGATTATCTTACAGCCGTAGATGTATTGACTAGAATTATGAATGAAGAAATTGGTTTGGCTAACTGGGATAATGAACCTCATTATATTATGAAAGAAGCGGTAGTGTGATGAATGAAAGCAATATTAAATGGAGTGAATTTAATCCATACTGGAGAGGTATGGTTAAAGATGCACTTGGGTGTGATGATGAGTATGCAATAATTCTTTTGAATTATGAATACACTGTGTCTAATGGAATAGATTCATCTGAAGCTACAAATGCACAATTGAAGAAGTATTGGAAATCTATCCACAGTATGTATCAAGAAGATCAAAAGGAGAAAAGTAATGTCAATTGATGAGGACAACTATCCCGAAGGATTAACAATAGTTAAGGCTAGGGAAATGACTGAGTTTGAAATGCAGAAGGAAGGTTGGTCTTTGAATATGAACAAAGCTCCGATTGCACTTGTGCTTTCAGATCAAAGTGTACTTTACCCTTCTCGTGATGAAGAGGGTAATGGTCCAGGTTGTATGTTTGGTAAATCATTGGGCGAGGATGGGGATACGGTAACGAATTTCTATTTAATGCCGTAACCGATAAGAGTACAAGTTAACCTTTAAAAACGAAAATAGAGCCCAACAGGGCTGAATGGAGACATTTTAAAATGGCTATTGAATTAAGTGATTTAGACAATGATATGAAGGTGATGGATTATATTGTTACAAACCTATTGAATCAGGGTGAGAAATCACAAGAAAGTTATATGAATTATGATACTGAAGAATATGAAGTGAGTGGAGATTGTGCTTATCGTGGTTATATAAGAGATGGTGACGGTCAGATTATTGATACACTTAAATGTGCCGTTGGTCATATTATTGATGATGATATTTATGATGATCAATTGGAATCACAAACTGTTGATAATACACATGTAATTGACGCTGTAAAACTATCTTGTGAAAACTGGGAAGTTACAGATAATTCATTGGGTATGTTAAAAGTTCTCCAACGGATTCACGATATGATTGAGCCTGAGAAATGGGAAAGTAATTTCCTTTATGTCAGAAGACAGATTCTAGATGAATTTGATGGTAGATCAATAATGAGTTCAGAATCAGCTACGCCTTATGCTCAGACATTAACAAGGTTTAAAGATCAACTAGATTTGAATGAATATAACTTAGGAAACTATCCTAGGATTGAGTTGTAATTATCATTAGGATTACTGTAATATATTAGCAATATATCTAACATATATAAAAGGGAAAATATGGCATATAGCCCAGAGTCAAGAAAAGTAAAATACGAAAAGAAAAAAGCTTTAATGAAGGTTGATCCTGAAGCTCGGCTTGCGATAAATCGTAAGAGAAATGAATCAAGAAAGACTAGAGTTGTTAAGAAATTAATGGAAATTGGTTTTGATGTTTCAAAGCTTAATACTGGTATTTGTTGTTATATTAATTGCGCGACTAAACTAAGTAGGTATAACCAAGACTATTGTTGCGGTTTGCATCAGGCTAAGGTTATGAGAGATGGGTTTAGTCGCATTATGGAATGTGATAACACATACGGATTGGGCTTCAAAAAGGAGGAGTTTTGACATTTGAAATGGTAAGAATCGGATTAGGAATTATAGGCATATTTGTTATGCTTATACTATTAGGGAGTTAAGATGAGGACAATATTGGCATTAGGAGTTGGCATATTTGCTGGCATTCAGTTTCATATTCATGTGGTTAAAAGAGCAATTGAAAAGCATGATCAATATGGAACTCAATGGAAAGAAGAAGATAAATGGAACAGGAGATAACTAAGGCAATGGCTATGGATTTGACCCTTGAAGAATTAGAGAAAGGTGTAGAAACCGTTAGGGGTTTCATTGAGGATATGGAATATACCAGGATTGGGGTTATTATAAAAGATCACCCTGACTTTAGCGAAATCTATAAGATCCTTGATAACCTCAAAGCTCTTGTTCAGCAATGGAAAGAGGATTATCTTGATTAATAGCCAAGAGATGGAATGGGTTATGAGGGTACTATCTTCATTAGAAAATGGCTATGTTGATAGACCAACATGGCATTATACAGAAATTAAGAAAATAGTGGAAAGAATGAAACTAATCATAGAGAAAGACCAGGGTGGCAAAAATGACTAACATTAAATTCAAGGCTGATATTCCGTTTATGGCTAGGATCAAAGTTGGGGCAATTAGAGCCCTTCAAGATCCGCAAACAGGTAAGCTTTATTATGATATGTGCGAAGAATGTGAACAATTACTAGATGAGGATGAATTTGGGTATGGACATGAGTGCCAATAGTGTTATGGAATTGTATGGGAACTTCCCTTTGAGTGTGTTAAAAGCTGGGGAAAAGGTTCTGGTTTATTGTAGGAAATGCAAGCGGGAATTAGAGTTGGATGAGGTTATAGATCATATGGTCTCTACAGATGAGAATCCAGATGGACATAATGTTCACTTTACGATTGAGAAGGGATAAGGGATATGACTACGGATCTGTTTCTAAAAATGGTTGCCTCGTACTTTATGATATTTGGCGGGGTATATCTATTGGTTACTATGATAGAGATACTAGAGGATTACCTCAGAGATAGGAAACTCATTCATCGTCTGAATAGAATAGAGTCTAAGGTAAATCAATTACCTGGAGTAGATAAGGATGATGATTTAGAAGAGAGATGGTGGTTTGCTAATAAATAGCCCTGCCGTATACCTATATTCATGTGCTTTATACTCAATAAAGGTACAGATTATATTAAATATTGTGGTGTAACATGTAAAAACAGTACAAAATAGCCTTAAAAACACCTAATTCCTTAGGATTTTTATAATTAGCTATAATTTGTATGTATATACAGTCCTCATAAAGGTATTATCTCTGTAATAGAATAATTTATTAGTAGAATGAATAATCAAACCCCGAAAAATATAAAGCGGGTTATTTGTATGTCTATTCCCTATAGAGAAGGTAAACATATTTATGTCTGAATACCCCCAAAATTAAATAAGGGAATTAGAGACCATATTTATCAAAAATTTAGTGTCCAGTTAGGTGTGCCTAATGGGTGCGGGATTAAATTAGAAATCCTATGTTGAATAGGGTCTAAATTACAATAGGGTAATTGACTCAGCTAATAGGTTGCCTAATACCCGCCCCATAAAGGTATTACATTTTCTAATTATTCACATAAAGCGTTTTCTAATTTTTTTTATGTACTCTATGTAACATTACAATCGTGTAATATTACACCAAGCGTATTTTGTTTTAGGTAAAGCATTATCTAAAGCATTAGCCCCTGGCGTGTAATATTACATCCCCCGCAGCCGATCAAAAATTGAGTAAAGAATTGGATAGGTAATTAAAACTTTATTTTATTAATTTTTGGATCAGGTTGGTTTCTATTGCATTAGCTGATAGAATGGGGGTCTAAATCGGTAATCTAATTACCAAATAAATAAAATATAAAACAAACAATAAAAGAAAGAAATGGGTAAAACAAATGTCAGAGAATAAAAAAATGAAATTTGAAATCATTGAAGAAAATGATTTAGAATTTGTTCAGCGTGGTCGTAAATCTAATCTTTCAGATGAATTTGTGAATGAGATTAAGAATACGATTATTGCTAACAAAATGGTTGAAGGTAAGAAATTTCTTACACTTTCAGAATTGGCAATTCCTTCGGATCTAACTGATGAAAAGGATAAGAAAAACTATAAGGCTACAACTTCGGCAATGCTTCGGGGTTTGGCTAAGCGTTTGGGTTATTCTTCAGAAATCCGTTGGCATAAGGAAACTGTTCCAGCAATTCGTTTCGGAATAGATAAGCCTAAGGCTAAGAAATAAACTAAACAAATAACTACCGATTTAGATAAGGGCTAGGGTAAAACCTAGCCCTTATTTTTTTATATAAATGGGGTTAAGAATTGTATTCAGATAAAGGTTTCATAAAGGTTAGGATAAAGATATGTATTGGTATTTGCAGCCAGATAAAAGTAGGGAATTGGATTAGAAATTATGTACTAAATTAGATAAAGGTTATGTGTAATATTACGAGGGTGTAATATTACATAAAAGTAATATTACACCCTCCCGTTCTAAAATTACACGCCTGTAATGTTACACGACTGGAACAATAGCCTATGTAATATTAGGGGTCTGTAATTTTACAAAGGCGTAAGATTAGGAATTGCATTAGAGATTGTTTTCTAATGCGTATTCAGCAGTGCATGAGATAATAGATACAAGAATAGATGCATCTTCTAATAAAGAAGATTGAATATTAGGATCATCAAATGAATAGGCTTTTGAGAAATTATCCATCATTACATAACCAAAATCCATTGCATCAAATAAAAAGTTAGAAACAGGTTGGGTTATTGTTTTGCTATGAATAATTTCTTTCTTATTGAATTCATAAGAAAGAAGCTTTGCACTTATAGCAATAATTTTCAAACGAATTGCTTCAGCCTCAGCATCATCAATTGAATAAACACCTTCATTATTATTGTCTAAAGTAAGAACATATAAATTGCTCTTATAAAGAACTGTGAGTTGGTCAAAAGTATTCTCTAGCCAACGGCTAAGAGTTTCATCAGGTTCTGGGTAAAAGAATTGCTCGGACATAATGTTTGCCTTTCGGTTATGAATTAGTTGTTGGATCTATTTGGATTATATTTATATCTTCATTATCGGCTAATAGATATTCTAAGCCATAATTTAGAGTTTTGTATTCGTTTTGTACATTGTTACAGTATCTACAAACTAAAGTGCTATAACAATGGATCGTAGGTAAGTATTGGTCAATAGTTTGGGTTGAAGATAAAATAATATATTGGTGATTACCTTGAATATGTTTATTATCAGATAATAGCGCAGGGCATTTATCGTTATTTGTCTGAGGAATTGTATCTTTCAATTTCTTATTTTTCATGTCACTAATACTACCAGCCCTATCTCTAACTAAAAACCCAATCCAAAAGAAATCTAAAAAAGTTATTATCATAAAGGTTCCCATAAAGGTTACAAAAAATATAATTAGTAATATAATCATAAAGATTGTTAGAGAATAGTTTTTTAGATATACACTAAACTTATAAATTGGATATGTAATATTACGGTTGGTAATATTACACGGGAAAATGTAGATACTAAAAATGACACGAATGTAATATTACACTAACCAGGCTGTGTAATATTACGGAGATGTAATAAAAATTATGGGGACTAGCTGGGGTTATTCAGACAACCCTGGAACAATATGCCTATTGTTACAGAGCTGGAATATTATGCCCAGCTAGTCCCCTTCTGTTACGAGGCTGTAATTTTACAGCCCTGCGACTTTACTCGCATGGTCGATCAAACGAGACCTACTTCTTAGAAGTAGACACTACGACAATTTGCGGTACGCCCGTGAGCGACCAACGAATTGAGATAGTAACCCCCGCTTGTTTCGCACAAGCCCGAAGCATCGCACTAATGCGAGCCTTCTCGGACTTCACGACTTCCGCAGTGAGTTTCATGTCTACTTGCAAAGAAGTAACCGAGAGAGCCTTGCCCGATGTAAGTTTACGCATAGCGTCTACCAACTCGGTGTCCGTGTTGGACTTACGCCCACGCGGTACAAACTCTAACTCAGCTTCGTCAATGATCTGATATTTCTTATCAGCCATAACTTACCTCTGTGTAAGATTAGAAGTGACAACTACCTTATGCCTAAAGTAGCCTTGATGTAATTTTATGGAAGGTACATCACCTACCCTTCCCGCAACTTCTAGGCTGAACACTGAGACCAAAATTGCAGGGCTGTAATTTTACAGCCCGCCTATTGGCGATCTCAGCTGGGGTCAATCAGCACTAATGACCTTAGCAAAGATTTCATGTAATAATAGGCTAATTCTAAAATTACATAAAGATTTTTTCTGACTGATATATCACCAAATCCCTAAAGTTACACAAGTACAAAGCCCTAAAGTTACATAGACATAAACCCTAAACTTACACGATTACAATTCCATAAAGTTACATGTATGTAAAATTACATTCCATAAAGATACTAAAGTTTTATTACATTCGTGTAATATTACCGCAGGTGTAACTTTAGCAGAAAGTAAAGTTACACCTGCCTGTAATAATACAGGCGTGTAAAATTACACAGCTGGAACAAAAGAGAGCCCCTCCCCAGGGGGTTGGGGAAGGGCTACTCTATTCTTACACGCTGGTAAGTTTACTTGGCAACTACTACCTGTGGTGTACCATCAGTTGCCCACATAATCTTGACATTGACCTTGGCTTGCTTGCCTGCCGAACGAATTGTTGCGGAGACACGAGCCTTGTCGGTCTTGAATGTGTCGGTCTTTGGGTTCAGTTTCATGTCTGTAATTTTTACAGCCTTACCCTTTGGCAAGGTCTTGAGTGCCTCAACCAGTTCAGGTTCTACATTTGATTTGCGACCTCGTGGAGTAAACTCCAGTGCGGTCTCTTCAATAATTTGGAATTTCATGTTTTGCCTTTGCGTGTAAACCGCCTAAGCGGTTGTCTTGGCGTTGTTGCCTTGACATGAATAAATGTAATGGATAGAAATATGAATTGCAAGGTAATGAGAATGTAATAAACCCCGCAAACCCAATGCCCATATGAGATATATCACGGTTATTGTTACAATTTGGTTACAAATATATTTTTCGGTGTAAGTTTAGAAAAACTTCTATTATTACATGACCTCCATAAAGGATATAGCCTTATATTACATCTGGGTAATTTTCAGGGTTCGCCCTGTATTATTACATAAAGGTACTAAACTTTTATTACATGTGTGTAAAATTACAGCGGGCGTAACTTTAGCTTGATGTAAAGTTACGCCCGCCGTGTAATAATACGGGCGTGTAATTTTAGAGGGGATAAAAAAACACGCCTGGCTAAAGTACCAGGCGTGTAATTTTACCAGCTTGTAAGTTTAGTCTCGTTCCATATACCACGCTAACGCTATCGGTAAGATTAGCCATGACCAAAGGACTACAACCCCGTAGATTATCTTTATTACATTCATGTAATTTTAGTACCCTTCCGTTTCGCCTAAGTTTGATAGGTATGAGTGTTCGCTATCTTCAATTTGTGTAGTGGTATTGAGTACACCGCAAAACTTACATACGGCGTGGATTTGAGTAAGTGTAAACTTACCGTGTTGTACTTCTACGGAATTGCTACCAATGAATGAATATTCATGGGGTAGGTTATCCCGATAATTTATGCGGTTACGCATTTTGCAGGTTAGGTATGACATTTGTAATATTCCTTCCGTGTTAGTTTTGGTCTAGTTCAATGTTGTACATTTTGCGAAACTCACGCACCAAAGGCTTCACGCACTTAGTCGTACCGTGTGTGAAGTATGGAGTTTGGTTTGTGTAATCTTTCGGCGGTGTAATTTTATAACCTTTCTTTCTATTGTCAATAGTAAAGCCTAGTGACCTTAGTAGTGCGAACAATTTTTTCACACTCTTATCGTTATGAGCGCCCATGTAATTTTAGCCTTTCTCTAACCCATTGGGCGGGATTGCCCAACAACTAAATCTTAGCCGATAGTTTCATGTAAGTTTAGGTAATTTTAGGATTAGTTTTTGGACACAAAATGTCTTGTATTATTACATCCCCATAAAGATATTAAAGTATTATTACATGTGTGTAATTTTAAAACGGGTGTAAGTTTAGCTTTATGTAAACTTACACCCGCCCTGTAAACTTACATGCGTGTAACTTTACAAACGGGGACAAAGAAAAACCCCTGCGGAGGGCGCAGGGGCTAATCTTACTTGCTTGTAACTTTAGTCAGCAAGAATATCTTCGGGCAGTTCATCTGTAATGTCTCGGTCATCAGCGTCATCCATGTCATCATCCATGATCTGTGCAAAAATTACACTCATGTCAGGATCATCACCGTTGTTATTTTTGATAGAGCGCAAGATCTTACCTAGTGCGTCTACGCTCTCGGCTTCGTACAGAAAACTATCTGCCCATTCTGCATCGCCTTGTTCAAACTGCCAGGATACTTCGTATAGGTTCATGTAATTTTACCCCTTTTGTCTAAGAGCGACTTGTGTCGCTACGCTCCACCCTATCAGATCCCTAAGGCAATTACAAGTACCTATTTTGAGGCTATAAAAAGCAGCTGTATTATTACATTCCCATAAAGGATGAGTTTTGTAATATTACATTACATAAAGGTATTAAACTAATGTTACATTTGTGTAATATTACCACGGGTGTATGGGGTCGCTACGCTGGGGAAGACACCCGCCCGTTTGTTGTAATATTACAACGGTGTACCAAAAATGGTGTGTACCAAATATGCAACACGCATGTTGCAAACATGCAACACACATGTTGCGCATTTGCAACAACACATGCAAAAAAAAGCGGGGGCATTTCTGCCCCCGCAATTCTTTTTTGTTCATTGTCACATTTTGACAATGAACACCTTTTCGGCTTGTACCGAAAATGGTTCACGCAATGCTGTTGCGTGGTTGCATGCCCAAACAATGTCAAGCGTTGCACTGGCGATGTTTTCTTTTTGCCATGACTTCAAGCGCTGACGCATTGCGTTATCGGCACGATAGTTGGTTGCTTTTCGGCAAACAATGTTTCGCTGTACCGATGGGGCATTATTGGTAATGCACCACTGGCGCATTTCTTCACCACTTGCCAAACCCTTAGGCATGGTTGGCAATGTCATTGCAACAGCAATTGCTTCAGCCAAAATCTTTGTACCGTTATCGGTATAAAACTTTTTGACTTGAGCTTTGGAATTGCGTTGCGACTTTGCAACAAGTTTTTTTTCCAATGCAACAACTTTGGTTGCATCGGCTTTGCGTTTTTTCTGTGCCATTTTTTTTCCCTATCTGTGAAATGTGAAGCGGTTGCTTCAACAACCAAATTCTAACCGATATCCGTAACAATACAAGCACCTATTTTATGCACTATTTATGCATAAACATGCATAATTATTCATGTCCCATAATGGGGATAATGCCGTTGCGAATTGACAACTCATGCGTTGCGATAAAGCAACAATTGAATTACTTTTGTGTACTAAAAATGGTACATAGTGTTGCATTTATGCAACGGGTGTGCGTCTGCTACATTCTTGGGCAGCTCCACACCCGCCCGCCGTGTAATTTTACAGGCGTGTAATTTTAGGTTGAAAAATGGGGGGTTTGTAAACTTACATAAAGGTAATTTTTGTACGCATTAAAGCTGGATAAAGGGGTATCAGTGTTTTGCTTGGTGCATGGAAAAGCCCCCCGATTTCTCAGGGGGCTCATTCCCGTTTATTTCTTATTGTTTAGGTCTAGCCAGGTCTTAGACATTGTTACATCTTTGACCGCCTTCTCATAACCTGCCTCGTATGCGAACCATACGGCTACGGCTGTCACCATGAGGAACATGGTGAACATACCGAACCAATTCATACGAGACCCCATACATTCAACCATGTCTCCATGATAACTTCGGCTTGTGCCTCATTGACACATGGCATGGTGAATAGGTGACTATCTGAACTATCTCCCGTAGGGCTTGAGACCCATATGGTCAGGATATGTCCTGTCTTTACTATTGCTACTGGCATACCCTTCATTCGGATATTTGGTCTAATTTCGGTATTCATAATGGTTTTTCCTTTTCTGTTGTTTTGTGTGTGTGTAATCATGTACTAAATTATCCCCCGATAACCCCCTACGCCCACGAGGGGGGGGGGTAGGGGGGCTTTCGCCCCCCCCTTTCGCCTACCTCTTGGCGAATACCACGAGGTCGGCTATTTCAGGGTCAGTACCCTTGACCTTCATGCCGTAGGCGAGACCTCGGCGTGCCTGTACTGCCTTGACCCATGCCATGCCCTTGACCGTTGCGAGGCTATCCAAGCGTACTTGGATCGCATTGTCGGGGCGGTCATTGACCTCACTAGCGGTCTTGCCTGCCTTGCCCTGTAGGTGCTGGTATCGCAGTACCGCTGGCACGGTCACGGGCTTGCCTGCCTCGTATGCCATTGACACTTGAGCCTGTAGAGCCTCTACGCTCTCGCCTCGTACCCATGCCTCGGCTACTGCGGTCAGTAGCACTAGGTCTACATAGGTAGCCTTGTGTCCTGCCTTGAGGTCTCTGCCTCGCTCTGCCTCTACTGCCTTGAGGCTCTTGGCTACTAGAGCCTTTGCCTCGGTGCTCACCGTGTAGGTGAACCTTGCCTTTGCCTTTGCCATTACTGACCCTTTCGCTAGGGGTTGAGCCCGTTGCTCAACCTCATGTAATAAACGATACAGGGCATAGGGCAGACATAGCAAGTACTGACACTCTCGCAAACCCTTATGGAATAAGGGGTTTAGAAATTGTTTGGTAATATATCACGAATTGGGTCAAGAATTGGCTCAATGTGACCCCGTAGGGCATTGACCCTACCCAACATACCAATTCAGGTACACCGTAAAATACGGCATAACACTGTTTTAATATATACTCAATTTTTCTAAAAAATGGCGTGGGCGGGATTCGGGCATGGGCGGGTTTAAAATTCGGGAGGAAGGCTGGAAGTGTGCTTAGAATAGAAAAGAGACCACCTTGCGAGTGGTCTCTCTTTCTTCTCAGTGAACTATAACGGTCCTAAGATAGCGAAATTCGTTCTGCTCTGGTGATAGTGCAGATCACGATTGCCGCTTGACACTTTTAGGGTGCCATAAGTATTATATCACTTCTTAGAGTTACGGTAAAATCCACTGCCTTTGAGTTCTATCATCGGCGGGGAATAGATTTGTTTTAGCGTAGCGTTGCATTCGGGGCAAACATCTGTTTTACTATCTTCCAGAATGGATCTAAACTCTTCATGAGTATGTCCATTAGAACAGCGATAGTTGTATTGTGGCATGTTCCCATTATAGCGTAAGGATGGTATACTTCCTATTGTGAGAGTTTGGATTGATCAAGACTTATGTACTGGAGATGGTCTGTGCGCCGAGATAGCACCCGATGTGTTTACGATGATGCCCGATGGTTTGGCGTATGTACGAGAAGGAGACAAAATATTTGCCTCCTCTGTGGGAAACCCCGAAGGCGCAGCTGGCTTAGCTTCTTTCGCTGATGATCGGCTGGAAGATGTCATTGAAGCCGCCGAGGAATGCCCTGGCGAATGTATTTTCATTGAACCTTAAACTCACAAACAAAAGCAGGTAAGTTCACTACCTAGTGCTTTCGTGCCACACATGATAAAATTGAGTGTGCATAACGATTATGATATGTGGTCAATTGCTGACCATGACCACCTCTGGGTGTTTGACAAGCTGATTGTAGCAAAGAAAGCTGGGCATGTGTGTGGACCAAGGGGTATGCCCGTTCCCAAGCCCGACTTTTACATGGTAAGACCCATCTCCAACTTTGAGGGTATGGGTGTAGGAGCTCGCAAGGTCTGGTTAGACTTCTGCACTCTTGAACTGCATCCTGGAGAGTTCTGGTGTGAGTTCTTCACGGGCGATCACATTAGCGTTGATTACCACCTGTACAAGCCTGTGTTGACTGTTAAAGGTACTCCACACCCGAATGCACCTCATTCAAAATTTATAAAATGGGAGAAGCTAGAAATATCTATTCCGCAACCTGCGATGTTGGGTAAGATACCACTCTTTTACAAAACAATCAACTGTGAATTTATCGGGGGTAAACTTATTGAGATACATCTGCGAGGCAACCCCGACTTTGTGTACGGTAATAACATTGCAATACCCGTGTGGGAAGGAGAAGAGATCAACCCCCCACAATCCATGAGGTTTGTTGAAGCTGAAGATACCAATAGGCTTGGGTTCTATATAGACAGTTAATCGTGATATAATATATCATGTACGAATATAGAATTAAGAAGGTTTTGAAAGTTGTTGACGGAGATACCATTGATGTGGACATTGATCTGGGGTTTAATATCTCCTATACCCAAAGAGTTAGACTGGCGGGAATTGATACCCCTGAATCTCGCACAAAAGACGCACGAGAGAAGGCATTGGGGCTTGAGGTAAAAGACAAGCTGAAGAAAGCAATTGACGCTGCCAAAGATGTAGTCGTGAAGACCGAACTCCCCGATAGCTCTGAAAAGTACGGGCGTATCTTGGGTTGGGTATATCTTGATGGCGCTGCCAAGTCAATCAATGAACAACTCATTGATGAGGGTTATGCTTGGGGATACATGGGTGAAACCAAAGTCAAAGACTTTGACGCACTCCTGGCAAAGCGAAACAAATAAAACCCTTTAAACCCTTTAAACATCTAGTATTTTCGGAGCCCACATTTTAGAGCCCGATTTATTCATCAAATGATTTACGGAAATTGATCCATGCATCACGATTGGACATTCTGCGAATTCGGGATTGTCTTGTGAAGTAGGCACTTCCTCTAACAACAATAAACCCGACCCATATCATAAGTAAGTATTTCATTTGCCTCCTTGAAAATCAATATTGATAACCATTCTGAATGGAGAACGAACTGGGTTTGAAGCGGCATGAATGTTGTTACCATCAAAGATAATAGCTCGCCCTGGTTTTGGATACACAGTGTCCTGAAGTTCATAAGAGTCATTAAAGAAATAAGTTGGTCCATCTGAATCGTTTATGTAATACAGAAGAACTTTGTGATCAACGGGGTCTCCGTTGTCGTACTGCAAATCAATATGAGGGACTTGAGATTCATACTTCATCATTGGGGGGTATGGAGAAGTCACATTTACCTTAGCCCGCAAAAGATTAATGTTGCCAAACCTATCTACCAGATTACCGACAAGCTTGCCGATTGCAGGCAGGTGACTAGAGGCGATATCTGATTCAGACTCATACAGGTGATGTGACATTTGCATTGGTGCATGATTCCACTTTTCACCCTCGTGATAGATATGGCTGCGGTAGAACCGATAAGGAACTTGAGGGTCGGTGAAGTATTCATACAGATACCCCTGTTCTTTTATAGGTACATAATTATCAATAATTAACATGGCTGGCGAGGTAGGGTTTGAACCTACGACCCAGGGATTAACAGTCCCTTGCTCTGCCAACTGAGCTACTCGCCATTGTATTACTTAATTAACAGTATAGCAATTGTAATTGCATGAAGTGTGAAATACACTGCATGAGTAATTTTATCTTGTTTAGACATTCTTAATCACCTCAAATCTAAATTCTATTTGCGGATGGGTGTTGTGTTGAGCAATATTGTTTTCACCGATAGTAGTGATGTTATAACCAAGAGATTCAACAAACTTAATAAGCTCTTTTCTCCTATCCTCATACCAGGGCTTATAAGTCCAAGCTTCAAAAATAATCGGAGGAAAGTTGTTATCTTCAATTGTTTTTAATGCCCCCTTAAGAACTTCCATCTCAAGACCTTCAACATCAATTTTTATCAATCTAACATTTTTAAAAGATTGCTCATCAAGAATTTTAATTTCAATCTCTTCCATCAATCCTTTAGTTGTACATTCATAATTATTCTCACGAGTTTGTTCATCAAGGCTAAACGCACCAACATTTGTTTCAGTGGCATAGTCTGGCATTATTACCATAAACTTATCATTGCGATCTGATATACCATAGTTATGACAAACAACATTATGCAGAGCATTAATTAAAACATTTGAACATAGCTGATAAAAAATAATTCTTTGCGGCTCAAAAGAGTGAAAAGTTACATTAGGAAATTTCTGGGCGAGAGGAACCGAGTAGCTTCCTAAGTTAGCTCCGATATCCAGTACAGAACCACCAAAGGTGTTCACAAGAAACCTTTCTGAGATAGTTTCCAGATGCCCTTCCCAGCCATTACCATTTCTGATTCCATTTGAAACCACATCTGGTTTATCAAACAATAAAAACTGAGTTTCGTTTCTCTTTACGATCACGCAGTTTGGAATCATTTATTTTTTCTTCCTTACTGCTTTTTTAGCAACTCTTGGCTTAGTTGTTTTTGCCCTTGGCATGTCGGGTGTAGGCATCCATTTACCAAGCGACTCAGATATTGCATCAATGATTCTTTCAATTTCATAATCAACAACTGATATTGTTGCTTTATGAATAGCTTTACCTTTTTGATCATCTTCTTCTGGCTTAAGGATTTCATGAACAACTTCTGATATATGACTCATGTGACAATGAAGAAGTTCATGAACCATCGTTGCACGAATATCTTCAGGCGTATCTTTACGAAAATCTTTATGTAAATAAATTGTTGCAAGATTCTGAGCATGTATAACTTCTGTTTCACCTAAAGCATCAACATTGCATGGCTTAGAACTCATGTGAATTGTCCAATGAGAAAGACCCATCATGTTTTTAAGCTTATTCGCATATCTCTGAATCCAGGGATCAATTGGTTGCACAAGTGGAGTGTTTTTACTCATTAGTGTCCACCGTTAAAACCATTCATATTTTCCATAACAAGCATTCTCTCGGCTTCATCAGAAAAAAGACGAACTGCATAAATACATGGGTCACTACCCTCTTCCCATTCTAAATCTTCATCATGAGTTGTTGGAATGCCATCATGAGTTGAACATACTGGTCTGCTGATCCAACCGTTGTTTATCCCAGTATTAATCCATTGTTCAAAATTCACTTCCATTGTTCCAAGAAATGGATTAAAATTTTTTTCTGTGTCATTAAAATTATTTGTCATCACTGTCCTCTTTGTATTTATTTATTACAGTATATCCAGTTTCTGGACATAAGTTGGTATCTGTAATAGAATCTATTTCTTTTCTTACAACTACTCTTTTCAACCACCGATCTGATCCGTCATATCTTGCGCTAAATGATGTTCTACCATGAACAGTTGTTGCGTTGTCAATTATAATTAGATCACCAGTGTTTAAAAAAACTGTTTGTTTATTTCTTTCAATAGCTTTATTAAAAACATCCAAAGCCATTTGCGCTTCTTCTGTTATTCCCTTCATAACGGTTCTATCATATTTCATTTTGTATTGACCATTTGAATCAGCAGTTAGAACTGGAAGTCTTACAAATGTATCTTCTTCCCCATTTAGTCTAAAGCTCTCATCAACAGATGTTTCAAACAAATCTTTCTTTAAAATATTAACAACCCCAATATGTATATCTTTCAATACATCAGATAAAAGAGCATATGTTGTTCCAGCATTTTCATCTCCACGCAAACACAGCAATAGCAGGTAGTCTGGGAGATGCGGATGAAAAGCAGCTTCTGTGTGAAGCTCTAGCGTAGCTTTTGATGATGATGATATTTGATCTTCTGCTGATTTTTTAATCGGAAAAATATTTTGAACAATTTTCCCATTTTGCTCCTGAAGGTACCCAACAGGATGCCCGTATCTTTTCGCATAGGAAAGGATTACTTCGTCAGCTTCATCTGTGCTTGGAATTGTTGATAAGCTAAAAGGTGTTGATGGAATATCGCCAATATTTAAATCTTTAAATAAAATCATAAATCACCCATTGGTAACAAGAACTCTTCACGAATCCACATTATTGCAATCGCAGCGTAGCCGCCAATATCAAGCAATGTATCATAAATGCTTTCATTTGATACTGCATTAGTTACTCCTTTTGGTTTTGACAGAAGATTTTCTAATCTCGCAACCTTGTCGTGTAGTCTGATGGTAAGACCATTTAGCCCAAATCTTTCAATATTTTTTGGACCATAGTCTTTTTGTTTCTTAATCAAAGTAGATGTGAGCATTTCTTTATTCAACTCAATACCATTTACTTTGCAATAATGTAGAGCGACAGCACCAATCATTGACCATAGCCAACTATGGTACTGTCGGCAATACATCAGCTTATCATCATTCTCTCCTGGGTAATAATGTGGATCACTCTCCCATGCCTTACTATCAATGCACCAGTCAATAATATTTTTGATATTACTGATGTGGTCATTTGATAGCTCAATGTTTAAACCATCCCAATAAAAATTACTCATTCGTGATTTTTGAGAAGTACCGCACTCAAGGGTCATGCCAGTTATATCAAACCTATCTACGAACCAAAACAAATCCTTTACGGCTTCTTCCGCACAGAATTCCCATGATTTCATATTTCGCACAACCACTTGCTTCTCCATAATTAACTATTTGCTCTTTCTACTTTTGGATCTACAATTTCAAAATGTCCACGCTTTACTTTCTTAAAGTAACCACGATTAGCATTGTAAAAATTGTAGAATGTTGGCAATGAGATTTCTACATTCGTAGAAACTTCAATCGGTGTTACTACCTTTCCAACATTGCCTGTCAAAAAACTGACAATATTATCTTGCTTGGATTTTCTTCCAGCCATAATCTTCTCCCCCCTTTCTGTGAAATCAAAGAGGTTTGCATAATATCTATACACTTCCTCTGAAATGTTATAGTGCTTGATTGTCTTAGACGGAGCCCATCCTTTGTAGTGACCATATATCACACTATAGGCTTCTCTATGACTATCAACAGGGACTTTGGAAATTAGATTGTCGCAAATATTGTCAAAATCTTTAGTTCCAATAAAATCATTATCTTCTTCAATAAAGCTTTCATCTGACATCTTGTCTTCTTTCTCTTAGGTCAATGAGAGATTACCACTTATAAAAACGAAAATCAAGTCATAAATAAAAAAATAGCGGGTATCTCCACCACCTATATAACCTTTCGGAAAAATATAAGCCTAGAAATACCCGCTAAAATTATTTAGTTGTAGTTTTCTTAACTGCTTTCTTCACTACTTCTTTAGCCGCTGTTACAGCGTGTGACTCAATATGTCTATCAAGTTTAACTTCTACATTAGAAACATCTTTATGTAGATCGGTTAGTAAAGATGCGACTACGCCATGATCTTCTTTATTTTCTTTTCTTGTTTGCTGAATTAGTGCTGCTAGGATTCCTCCTACAGCAGCGATTAGGGCAACGGTTATAGCTTCCATGTGCCGTGATTACTCTGCAAGCAAGAAACTTGCAATGTCCTCAACTGCCATGTCAAACTTACCGAACTGACCTTCGTGCTCGGAAAGAATTTCAATCAAATCACTCTTCTTAACAGTTTTTGGGTCAAGAGCAACTTCCTTTGTCGGTGAAGTCATTCCAGCACCAGATGTTGGAGCAGAAGCTGATCCGCCAGTCGGTACGCCAGAAACTTTCTTTTCTGGATCAAGAGGAACTTCATTAATCATTCCCTTGATCATATTAACTTGTGAATCGTGCCAAGCAGCAGCCTTGATGTGATCTTGCATTTGTTCAGCAGCAGCTTTTGCCGATGTCTCATGCCAGGACTTCATTGCGTTGTGGTCAGAAACCATCTTCTTCATATTGTCTTTCATAGAATCTCCTTATATCAAAGATATGCTTATAAGCATATCATATTTATTATTCAAAGGGTGTACACCCCATCTACTTAGCTATCTTCGTAATCTTCATTGCTTATGTCAACAACCCCATCTGGGATGATGGCAAATCTGCACTTACCTTCTTCTTCAACTTTTTGAGCAATAATCTTGCAAACACCATTGCCATCATACAAGACGCAATTTGAACACTTAACACCAATATCTTTTACATCGTTTTCTTCTGGTGAATCATAACCAGCCCAAATACCAGTCTGGTCTTCATTAAACTTACCATACAGGTTAGCAAGCATGGTCAGCATGTCAGCAAGAACAGCTTCTTCCTGCGCCAAGTCCTCTGCTACCTTCTCTACTGAATCAATTGATTTTGAAACTGTTCTGTAACCACCACCACGCTTTTTGTATTCACGGACAAGCCATGCGTTTGCGTAGGCGGATGGATAGACATCAAACTTAGCCTTAGCCTCAGCTTTGACTCGGGCATAGAGGGCTGGGTTTGTCGGAACATTGCGAGATACTTTCTCAACCTCTGTTGAGACATTGATCGGCTTCTTATCCTGCCTGGTTTGGGATGATTCAGCTGTGCGCTTACGCCTAACGGCTGATGCGATTTGCTCAGGTGTCATTCTTGCAGCACGAGCGGCTGGAACACACTTTGGGTATTTACCAGAACTAGCATCGGCTCTACCGCATGGCTCAAATCCACCGCCAGCTTTTGGTCTTGAAAGATCAACCCATTTTTCTTTAAACCATTGCGTGAGACTTTTTTGAACCATGTATAGATCAATTACATCTTCTGCTAATTGCAGAGCCAGCTCTTCTGCCGTTTTACCAAATTTAAATTCACCCATAGCGGTTGCTTGAGCAAGTGCTTTCTTTCTTGCATCAGTCATTGATTTTTTATTTCCTTGAGTGTATGTATAACAAGCTCCAGAATCACCCCATTTATAACCTGGCTTTCCATCATTTGAGCAATTATTAATCGGCATAGTAACTATTAGTTTATCATGAATTATTGATAAACGCTATATAAGTCATCACGACCCCATCTTTGAACGGGTATCTTTACATCGTGATAATAAGCATAAGCGTCTTCAGACGAATAGTATATTCTGGCGTAGGCTTGCAGAGCGCCCTCGTCATAGACTGGACACTCAGGATTTGGATCTAAGTATAAAGCTTTATAGTGATACTTATCTCCCTCCCAATGTATTGCATTAGCAACGCTTAGTTTCTTAAAGCAATACGGGCAAATTTTTTCAGGATAAGGAAAATCCTCAATCACTCTCCCCAAAATCATCTATTTCTTTCTCCTCTTCCTCTGCATTT